GGCCAGTCGCTACCAGATCAAGTTCTCCGGGGTTTTTATTTGGGGCTTCGCTCCCATTCCTGCCACCGCGCGACCCACGCGCAAGGTTTAGCAGCCCCTTGCCGATCTTGATCGTGCTGAAGATACCTTTTAAGGCGATCAGCCCCGCCCCGACCGTGGCGATACCGGCAACCACCCCGGGCGCGCTATCCGTCAGCGACGTAATGCCTTTAGTCACCTTGGTCAACGACTCGGCCACGGTGTCCGTCACCGGGCGCAGCGCATCGCCGATGCTGCGCATGGCGTCATCCATCGACTGAGCCATTTCCGCCCACTTCTGCGATGACGACTCACGCCGCTCGGCGAGGTTCTTGTCGAGGATCCCGGTCGCCTCACGCGAATCGTTTTTGAGCTGGCTGTACAGCGCCTTGTTCTGCATGTAGGCCGACAGTGCGGCCTTGACCTGCATGTCGGCGAACAGGTCGCCGGTGCGCAGGGATTCTTCCAGCGAGGCCATCATGGCCTTGGCCTTCTCCGGGTCGGCCTCCTTGCTGATTTTTGACGTGGCTTCGGCCATGGCTGCCGCACGCTTCGGATCGGTCGCCTGAATGTATTTCTGAGCCAGCGCCATACTGGTTTCGAGCGTCGACATGCCGTTTTGCAAACCGGTCTGCATTGACCCCTTGTAATCAATACCGGCTTTTTCGTACGCCTTGACCGTGTCGGTCGAGCCGATTTTGCCCATCCAGTTTTTCAGGTTGTTGGCCGCTTCGTCCGAACTGCCGGCCTGCTTCATCTGGACCTGCAACATGGCGCCCAATTGCGTCACCGCATCCAAGCCAGTGATGCCGTTGCTGGCCATGTTGGCCAACAGCTCCGGAAACCACTTGGCCATGTCGGCCGCTTCAAAGCTGCCCGCCTGCCCTTGGTAAGCGATCGCCTCCAGCGCCTGCTGCATCTGCTTGGGGTCGGTGATTTTGGCGTTCTGCCCCAGGGCGTTAATCATCTTCGCCGTGTCGACGCCGCTGGATCCCTGCCCCACGACAAACTTGGCTGCGACAGGCGCGTATTCCAGCGCCTTGCTCAGGTCCATACCGGCACCGACCAACTGATTGACCACATCGGCCACATCGTTGCGCGCCATGCCGGTATCGCGTGACGTGTCGATGATCTTGCGCGACATCTCCAGCTCTTGCGGCTTGTTGGCAATGCCGGCCTTGATCGCGATGTCTCGCACAATGGCGCCAAAATCAGCGCTGACCTTGGTCGGTACCGCCATGGCACCGACACCGACCACCGCCGCACCGACGGCGCCCTTCATGCCCTTTACGCCATAATCGATCTGCTGATGACCCTTGGCTTTCAGCTCGGCCTTGTTGGCCGTCTGCCCCATCGAGCGATAGGCTTTTTCCAGCCGGCCGACCTCGATCCCCTGCTTTTTCAAGCTGTCGAGGTTCGAGTTCAAACGGTTGAGTAATTTGGACGCACCGGCCGCGCCGGTGTCGTGAGCCTTTTTCCATTCTTCGCGCAGGCGGATTGTGTCGCCAATCGTGCGCTGCAGCACGCGCGCTTTGTTGCCCTCTGCCTCGAGGCGCTTGATGCGCCCGGTCACATCCTTGAACGCGGCGCCGACCGTGGAACTGACGGCACCGCCGATCACCAGCCCGAGGGCGAGTTTGTTTGCCATGTCATGGCCCTCATGTGCCCAGCACTACCGATGGCGGCTCAATCCGTGAGCCACCACACCATGTCCGCGAACGGCATCGACTGGATCTCAGCGGCGGAAAATCCGGTTTCCGCCGCCAGACGTTTCGCCGCCGACTTGATCACGCCGGGGTTAAAGCCCGTCGTCGTTGTCCATGCGAAAATAGCCGGCCTGCAAGCGGTTAAAATCCACCAGCTTCAGCCCCTCCAGATCCGCCACACGCGCACCGGACAATGCAGCAAACAACACCAGTTCGCGCTGCTCATCATCGCCACCCACTTCACGGTTAGCCGCCCGCACGTCGCCCACGGTCGGCGAACGCAAGGCCAGCTTGTCGACGGTCACGCCGTTTATTTCACTCGGACACGCCAGCGTTACCAGCACCTGATCGGTGGTCAGTGACAACCACGCCGGCATCGAGTCCGAATAATCGGTTTTCGGTACCAGGTGCGAATACGCCGTCTGCACGCGGCGATAATCCGTCAGCTTGAGGCCTTCCAGATCCTTCAGTCCGACTTCGGCGAGACCTGCGAACAGCATCAGTTCGCGCTGTTCATCATCACCGTTGGCAGCACGATCAGCCGCACGCACCTCACGCACGGTCGGGTTACGCAGGTTCAACGTCTCGACGTCGACGCTATTGGCTTGGCTTGGCCGGGTCAGCGTTACAACAGCGCCGAGCGCACTGAGCGACAGCCAGGCCGGCAGGTTTTTAGCGATTACTTGAGTCATCTGGATCTATTCCTTACATACCGAGTGCTTGGCGCACTTCGAGCAGTTGGTCTTTGCCGTCGATCACCTGAATGCCGGCGACCATGTCGATTTCGTACATCAGGCGCCCGTCAATTTCGAGCTTGTAGTACGTGACCGAAACGGCGTGTTTGATCTCGGCCGCATCACCGGCTTTCCAGTCACCGAGATCGACCTCTTTGAGGCGACCGCGCAGGGTGGCAACGACCGCTGTCACCGCGCCCTTTTGGCCCTTGAAGGCACCTCGGAACGTGGCGTTGAACGCCGTGCCGTCAGCCAGGCCAAAGTATTTGAGCGACTCGCGGCGCACGCCCTTGGTGACAAACGAGGCTTCCATTTTTTCCAGCCCCTGATCCATCTCGATGGGGCCGGCCATGCCGCCCCCACGATATTCGTCAGTCTTGGTGGTGAGCTTGGGCAGCGTCAGGCTGGGCACGTCGCCGGAGAAGTTCACGCCGTCGACGAACAGGTTGGTGTTGTACAAAGTCTGAGGAATCATTGGTTACGCCCCCTTAGGCTGCTTCAAGCACTTCGGTCATCCACTGATCGGTGACTTCGAAAAGGAAATTCGGGTTCTCTGCCGGCGGCACGTCGGTGAAACGGATGCGCCAATACACCTTGCCCTGGGCGATCTGGCTGGCCGTGTTGAGTTCGGTGTCGGGGAACACCTCAAAGTTGATGATTGCGCCCTGGGCTTTCAGGTCGCGCATGAACGCATCCAGACCGTTGGTGACATCGGTCACGTAGGTCTTGGTGATCGAGCGGTCGACCGCCCACTTGTGCCCCGCCTGCACCGCGTCCATGAGAATGAACAGCGTGCGAACGCGGGTAACGAATGCCCACTTCGGATCGCTCGACAGCGTGCGGTTACCCCACAGGCGATAACCGTCGTCGCGAATGATCGTGGTGATATTGGCGTTGTTGAGCAGGTTGGCCCGACAGGTCTCGTCGCCGTCCAGGTACTCGACTGCGCGACCGGTGCCGGTGATGCCGGTCAACTCTTTGTTCGATGGCGAAGCCCAGAAGCCGTATTCAGCATCCGTCCAGGCAAACAGCCCCGCCGCCCAAGCCGAACCGGGCGCGTCGACGGTCTTGCTGGTGATGGTGTCCCAATACTTGACGCCCGGGTCGACCATGAACAGGTTGCGACTGCCGAAGTTATCGGCGTAGGCCATGGCAGCCTCGTCGGTAGTACCAGGACCGTCGATGATGCCGATGGCACGCAGTTTCTGCGCCAAGCTATCGAGCGCCGTGGCCACCGCCTGAGTCGCGGTGTGGCCCGGTGCGATCAACAACCGCGGCTGAGCGTTGAACAGGCTTTTACCGTCGAGCAGCGCCTGCAGGCCGGTACGCTGACCCGAGACCAGTTCACCGCCAATGATCGCCGAGGTCTGCAGCGCCGCGTCCTCCAGCTTGGGCACGCCGATGGCGACAATCACCGCTTTGGCTTTGACGTAGATCGCCTTACACGCCTTGGTGATTGCCGAATCGGCGCCGAAGGCGGCAATGGCCTCGCGCTCGGTAGTGATCAACTTCAGTTCGCCGGCTTTCGCCGTGCCGCCGCCGAGAACGCCCGGGGTGAAGGTGTCGCACAGACCGATAATCGACGACGAGGGCAGCGAGATGGTGCGCGCGCCGGTGTCGACCGAGGTGGTCGTGACGCCGTGGAAAAAACTCATAAGGGTCAGTCTCCAGAAACGAAAAAGCCCCGCATGAGCGAGGCTGTGAGGGTGTTGGTGTTACGCGTAACGGAAAAGAAAATGCCCCGTCAGTGCGGGGCGTTTATTGGATCTGCTCGATCAGCCAAGGCGGCGCAATCGGGCGATGGTCGACTAGCGGGAACTCCCCCGCCTCCGGCCAATTGCGCAAGGCGCGACGGTACACCTGAAGTTCGGTGTATTGATCGGGAGATAAAGTCATTTCCACGCTCGCCTCCAGCTCGTCCCGGTGGCGAGCAACAACGCCGTCAGTAGCGGCCAGCTGCACGTCGCGCCATGACCGTTCAACTTCCGCGAAATACTCAGAAGATGGAACGGGCGGATCGATGAGCAACGGATAGCCATCGTCACCCCAGCCAATGACTTTTCCCTGACCCTGCGCGGTCATAAGCGCGGCATGCGCTTCGGCGGTGATTTCCACCACATCCCCGGGCATTGATACGTGAGTAGCTGAGTCGTAAAACCCGCCAGTAGATTTTGAAGCAAACATAAGCCCCCTTAGTAACCGATGCAGATCCACGTAAATTGATCGGGGTAAGTCGAAGCGGCGTTTCGATACTTGAACCCGGTAGCCGTCAGGTAGTTGTTATGGAAGCTGACACTTCCCTCATTCTGCCCAAAGACCAGCGACATCGGCCCAACCGGGAAGGCGATCGGAAAAGTGACCAAGTAATCAGCCGCCGTTGCCATTGCGCTACCCCATTGAATAATCAGACCGCCCGGCAGCTTCTGATAGCCGTTAGCCGCAAGAACTGAAATACCTGTACCGCCGCCTGCGATCCAACCCGTACCCGATGAAACGAACTCTGACGCAACGCCCTCGCCAAGAACGAGATTGGACGAACCAGCCGGGGCGCCATTAGGCCCGGAGAAGTTACCGTTTACGGACGCTACCGTAATCTTCGTGCTGCCCGCTGATGCCTGAATATAAAACTTTGTCCCAGCAGGCAGTAACGTCAGATCGGGCAGCGTAAGGGTAATGTTCACCCCGTTTGCATAGATGTACTTACCCGCATCCGCAGCCGTCAAAATCGTGCTTGCCGAGTAAGCAACGTATCCGGCCAGACTGCCCGACGCCCGACGCACAAACTCGGTCGTAGCGAGTTTCAGGGAGCTATCAAACTGGGCCGGCGTATTCGCCGCAGGATTGATCAGCGCCGGCGAATTGATGGGCGCAAAGCCTTGCGTGACGTTCTGAAACACTAGCGCCGTGGTGCCCAGCACAATCGCCCCGTCGGTGATCAACTGCCAGCGCGTGTCGGCCAATGTTGCGCCCTGCTCGACCGATACCAACAGCGCCGAGGTTACCTCGGTATTCGAGTCTGCATCTGCCGCACGCGACCAACCGGCCGCCGCCGCCACCCAAATGCCATTGTCCTTGGCGGCGTTCTGGTTTTTCACCAGTACCCGGTCACCGACAGCCAGTGCCACACCGTCAATGGACTGAAGCCCGGTCAGCGCAACGTTGGCCGTGGTCGCGACTCGCACCGACTGCTTGTTGTCGAGTTTGTACAGCTCTTCCAGAATCTTTGCGTCGACGTACTCACGCGTCGCCAGCACCACCGACGGGTCAATCTTGAGCTGAATATTGCCGGTGCTGCTGACAATGAAGTTCATCCGCACGATCTGCGTGCGGCCCGAGCCTTGCGACAGCAATGGTTTGAAGCTTGGCGCGCAGTTGGCCACCGCCACCAGATCGCCGTCCGCATCGTAGAGACCGATTTCGCGAATCCACTTACCACCCTCATCGGCTGGAATGATTTGCTCGGCGATGATCACCGCCGGATTGACCGGATCGATTTTCAATTGGTTGAGCGGCTTGCGGCGCCACTCGTTGATCAGCTTGGTTTGCGACGCGCTGGGGATCGGCTCGGTGCCATTAGCATCACCCACGCCCATTTGCGTGATGAGCCAGGGAATGCCGAGCGCGTCGGCGTTCGCTTGCTTGGCCATCCCCACGTTCGTGAGGATCGCGAAAAAATGCGAATTCGCATCAATCATAATATACGTCCAGGGTGTCTATGGTGTGTTCGCGCCCGACCACGCCGAAGCTGCCGGTGACCTCGATGTCACGCATGATGGGTGGGTAAACGTCGATTTCGTCGCCCTCGTAAAGGGATACGGCGATGTTTAAATTGCCTTGGGTTTCCAAGCTGATCGCCAGCCCGGTCAGTTGCCGGGTAACAGGCTTGGCGTCGTCAATCAGGCGATCCAGTTCCTGATACATTTCCTCGGTGATACCGGTATCGAGAACGCCCACCTTCAGAGCGAAGGTGCCCGGCACACCCTCGGGCACCGTCTGGAACCACTCGACAATCTCGATCAGATAGCCCAGCGGCTCGACCACGCGGCGCAGAGCGCCGATGGTGCCCTTGTGTTTGTGAATGTAGAAAGACGCCTTGATGGCCGCGCGCTTGGTCGCCTCAGACCATCGGTAGTCCCAACGATCGACCGACCACGCCCACGCCAGATGCGGCAGCAGATGCACCGGACAGGTGTCGGGGTTGTAGAGGTCGCGCAGTGGGACAATCGTCTTTTCGAAGAACGCGGCTTCCATGGCCCGTTCCAGTTGCGTGCTGTTGAGCGGCAGTAGACTTTTCATATCAGCCCGCCAGCCTCACGTTGTAGCGCTTACAGAACGCCGCCTGCGCCTTGGTCGGGGCCAGATCCTGCCACCCGACCAACTCAACCCGGGCAACGCCGGCAACGTGCAACTGAGCGTCAACAGCGGAGCGGGCGACCTCGACGCCCAGCCGCTTGCGTGGATTGATCCAAGCTGCCAATCGACTTTTCGCCTCGGCCAAACTGGCATCTGCTTCGGGGCCGGCGCCGGCCATGTGCAAGATGGCGTCAATCTCGTAGCGGATCACCTGCGCGCTCTGCACGGTCACACGATCACCGACCGGGCGCACGTCTTCGTCATTCAGCGCAGCGGCCACCGTCTCCAGCAGCTCCGGCGGCGCTTCACCCTCCCCATCAAACCCCAGCACCGTTACCGTAACGTAGCAAGGCGCCGGGCTTTCGGCCGAGGCGTCTGCCACCAGCCCAGAAGCGTTACGCGCATGCAGGATGTAGCTGTTACGTGGGCCGGCTGTGGTCAAACCCTCATAGGCCAACTGGATGCGTTCGCGAAACGGGTCGTCGTCTTCCATGACCTTGGGCACCGGCGGCACCGCCAGAAGATCCTCGGCCTGAATGACCAGGCGCTGCAGATTGACGTTGGCCCCCAAGTGATCGAGGTCGCCGCGAATGGCGTGCGCCAGCAATAGCGCCTTGCCGGCGTCATTGACCCGGGCGCGGTTGCCGACCTTGTTGTAGGCCCCGACCTCAAGCACTTTGACCACTGGATCGCTTTCCAGCGCGGCCGTCCAGTTGCCACCCATGTACCCGCGAAAGACGCCTAAACCGTCCTGATAAACCTCTTCGAAGTCCAGAGGCTCCAGCACGGTCGGCGCCGGCAGCGACGACAGATCAACGGTACTCATACAGCCACCTCCAGCGTGACGCCGTCGCCCAGGTACTTCCCGACGATTTGCAAATTGATTTGCCCGCCAATGACGGAAATGACCCGCACCTGATCCAACTTCAAACGCGGCTCCCAGCGCCCCAGAGCGCGGGCGACCTCAGCCTGTACGGCGCTTTTCCAACCCTCGTTAACGGGCAAATCGACAAACCGCCGCAGCTTGCTGCCGTACTCCATGCGGTGCCGGCGACTGCCCAGCGGCGTGCTCAAGATGTCGGCAATGGATTGCCGCAGGTGCTCGATGCCGGATATGGGTAGGCCGGTCTGGCGATCCATTCCGATCATCGATGTCACTCCTTGAACGGCTCGTATTCTTCGCTGGCTTTCAGGAACTTGACCGCCTCGATGTCGGAGGCTGGCACCACGACCGTCGCCTTGTCGACCGGATAGGAACGGTCGGTACCGGGCACGATCACCAGTCGCGACGTGTAGAGCTTGTCGCGGAATTTCAAGGACTCAGGCGATGAGTAAGTTGAGGATGACAATGCCGGTTCCGAGGACGTTTGCGCATCGGTTGAGGTCATATCGATCTTGGCCATGTGGTTCTCCAGGCATGAAAAAGCCCGCACTTGGCGGGCTGGATGAATGTTTGGGTTAATGCTTATGGTGGTTGTCGCTGTTGCCGACGGCCATGATGTTGCCAGCGCCGTCGATGTTGCCCGTTACGGATAACGCGCCGTCGATATTGACAGGCCCTTTGATATTCACGGTCGCTTCAAGATCAATCGTTCCCGACTTCACCGTTACCGCGTTATCCGTAACGACGACGTCCGTGCCGCCGACCTTGATCGCCACCGTGCCACTCGGCAGGGTGATGGTGTAAGACTTGGCCTGCCAGTCGTAGACCAGCGAGCCGCCATCATCAAAACGCCAGACCTCGACATGGTCGCGATTATCTGGCGGCGGCCCGGCATTGCCATACAAGCCCGGGACAAACGTGCCTTGTGACACGTCACCGCTGGGACTGATCAAACTGCCCTGCTCGCCCATGGACGGCGCCCGCCAGTGTCTGGCCTTGCCCGCCGCGATGCTGTGCCACCGCACCCAGGCGCTGACCCATTCACTGCCATCCGAGACGCGACACACCGGCGGCGAAGCGGACAGATCCACCGCGACCACGTAGCAAGCCTTTACCGCACCCGCGATCATGCGGTCATGCTGCGCGCTTGCGTAACTCACGGCAGATCCTCCGGCCTGAATTGCCCGTCACCCGGATCGACTTCAAACACCAACGACCCCGGCGGTTCGTCCGGCCACGGCCATTCCTCAAGGCCGAGATAAACCTGCTGAGTCCACTCCACCAGCCACACCGTGTATCCATCCAGGTGCGGCTGGGTCCAGTCCTGCAGCGATTGCACAAACTCGGCGGGTTCAACTGCCAACCCCCACGTCTGAGAACGCAGCAGCACCGCCAAC